GCAAAACTCCCGTCCTCTAATTGTTTAAAAGGCATCTCAAGTTTCTTAGGCCAAGACTTATCACGCCCCGGCGCGTTGGTGTATGAGTCTTGCATGATCTTGTACAGCTCTTTAGCTTTCTCGCTGCTCATTACAAAATCTAGTTCGTACTTTGCACCGTCTTCTGTTGGATCACACGGGACGCTCTTGCCGTTTGCACCCGCTTTGTTATCAAACCTGTACGGCTTGTCTAAACGAGGGTAACGCGCAGCTACGTCGCGGATAATGTGAGATATGTTAGACATTTCTTGCTCCTTAAAAGGGTTTAGTTTTTTGTTTGCAGCTTTGTTTAAAAGCTGTTGTACATTTGCAAGCTCTTCCTCTGTAAGAGGTCGAACCGGTTTAAAATACATCTTGTAGAAATCTCTATGCGGTACAAAATATATTTCGGTTAGCACATTGCCGACGTGCTCTCGGTTACGCTCAAGATGTTCTATATACTTATATAGGCTCATCCTGTTGTCTTCTTTTGAGAATAAACTTAACGCATTTAATCTAAGCTCATAAAGAAAATCTGTTTTAAGAAAGGCAACTTCAATATTCGTGAAGTACTTACAAAGTGCCCCTCCTACACCCCTGCCAGTTTTTATACTTTGGGGGCAGTCCATACATCGCTTAGCCTGTATGTTGCTAGCAGGTACTGACGTTGCTGGAAAGTCACAATTAAAAGACCAACACGTTAAACTGTTGTCTTTGTAATAGTTTCTGGATAGCGTACCGCTGTTTGTTATAACAACTTCTACAGACTTCAAAGATTCATAGGTGTCTGGGTGTATAAAGCACCCGTCTTGAATTCTTAACCTATTCATGCTTTGCGCGGTTTAAGTACAGTTATAGTGTACTTGCGGTTTGTTTGTAGCCCCGGAGGTGCTACGTCAGGATTAGTTTCTAAGAACTCTCGCATGTTCGTGCTGTGCATACGCTTTTCAAGTAAATGAAGTGCATCATTGTCTTTGAGAAACTTGTGCATTTTGTCCCAATCACTAGGCCAGTAGCTAGTATGTACTCTACGTGAAATAGTTCCTGCGGGAGTCCTTACGCTGTCTAGATTCTGTTCATCACAGAGTTCTAGCATCTGCTGAGTAATCTTATCTTGCTGCGCTTTTATTGTTTTTATTTCTTCTTCTTTAACTCTTATAGCTTCGCGCATCTTGATATAGATGTCAGTTAGTTTGTCGGCTGTCTGTTTCATTGCTCCTCCTTTCTTGTAGGGAGAAGTAGTTTACCAATACTCTTTACAGTGTCAAGTACTTAATTCTTGTTTATACAAATCAATTATTTTGGTGTGGTGGTCTACCTTGGAGCGCAGCATAGTGTAGAGTCGAGTCTCAACTTCACTGCCGCGTATGTGGACAATTGTCATCGGGTTGTGTTGTCCCGGCCTGTCAATACGCGCATTAGCTTGCAAGTAAGTCTCTACGCTAGTAACAGGAGCGTACCAGATAATAGTATTAGCTGCGGTCAAAGTTAGGCCGTGTGACGCTGCTTGCGGTTGTATGATAAGCACTTGAATCTTATCTGTTTCTTGGAAGTTTTTAATTATCTCGCTTCGTTTATTTACAGAAACCTTACCCGATATTATTTCGCACGGGATTTTACTTTTAATTAAAAAATCATTTAGTAATTCTATAGTGTGTGTAAAGGGCACAAAGACAAGTACCTTGTGAGAAGACTCGTCTATTACTTCCTTAACGACATTCAAACGGTTACCCACGTCAAACTCAATGACTTCTCTATCGTCCGTATAGACCGCACCCCCTGATATTTGCAGTAGCTTGTTTAAGTTAGTGGCAGCGTTAACAGAAGTGACCTGCTCTCCGTCCGCTTCCATAGTCATGCGATCCTTTAGCCTTTTATAGTACGAAGCTTGTTGTTTAGTAAGCGGCGCTTCTCGCTCTACATAAGTAACAGAAGGTAAATCTAAACACTGATCTTTCTCAAACCTAATGGCGGGTTGCAACACTTCATGCACTATTTCGTTCGCTTCTGGTTTGGGACGCCACGTAAACTGAGACACTTTGTGCATCACCTTATCTCTAAATTGGCCGTAGTATTTAGGTGCGTTCTTTGCGTTAACTAGCTTAGCCAAGCCAAAAGCATCTACAGGTGATTGTGCTGCGGGAGTACCAGTAAGCATCCAAAGCCAAGCAGTATCCGCCGTAATGTCGCGCAACGTTTTCCACCGGTTAGTCTGTGTGTTTTTGTAGGCATTAGCTTCATCCACTACAATTACGTCAAAGCCCCCGTTAATAATCTCGTCCTTAACTACAGCTACCCCATCAAAATTTATAACAACAAACTCAGCACCTGCATTTAGTATTTTCTTTCGTTGCTCAGAAGTCCCATGCGCTACGGAACAACTACGGTGCATAGCAAACTTGAACAAATCTTCTTGCCATGCAGATTTCATAATAGACAGAGGGCATATAACTAGGACACGTTTAACTTTGTCCTGCTGCATCAAGTAATCTACTGCCCATATTACAGACGCTGTTTTACCGGTGCCTTGTTCGTTAAAACAAAAAGCTTTCTTATGCAGTGTCAGAAAGGACGCGGTTTCTTTTTGATGGTCAAACGGTTCGTACCTTCCAGTATACGAATAGTCACGAGTCATAGGAGACGGTACTTCTTTTACTTTTAACCCCGCAAGTACTTGAGCTTCGTGCAGCCTCCAAGGCACTGCTATCTTGTAAACTCCATCTGCTTCATTGAGTATTTTGTAGTCGTCTACCTGCTCGGTAATTAAATGAGGGCGTTTTGTTTTTAGTACTAAGGCTTTATTGTCTATTACTTTCACTGTTTATCTCTTTCCATATATGTTGTCTTGCTCTTGATCGAGGTAAGGAGTTAGCTCACGGGCTAAGTCGTCCATATCCATTGATGTGTTTATTAACGGGTCATCTTCTTCACACTCAAACGCAGGCACGTCAAATTTCTGCATGTCAGTAATGTTATTAAACTTCGGTGCTTTCACGTTGCATTGGTAACCATTCCAAACAAACTTGCGCTCGCCGCGTATATGTTCTCGCACCACAACATTGCCTTTTGGAGTAAGGCGCATGTGTTCCTCTACAAAATGTATTATTTTTTTTCTGTTTCCACTCAACGTAGTAGCGTACTCTCTGTCTTTGAAATAGTGTTTTGTATCTTTTGTGTCTATACAAAAACTCATACGTAAGCCGTTCTTTTTTGTTTGTACTGTCCACATCTTGTCACGATTGTTCCAAAAATTAAAACAAGCGCAAAAAATACCTACATGCGCAGCTTCTGTACCGACATCTTTAACTGTAAACTCGTGCTGAAGTATATCAGGGCGCTGCCAAGTTTTTCGGGCAAAGCATGTTTTATTACCGTAAACGTTACCCGGTTTCTTTTTGTGGGGTATTGTCACCATGTCATCTGATACCCAACGCAAAGTTCTTACTTCACCCTTCGGGTTTACTGCTACATAAAAATACAACCAGTAATTTTTATCTGCTTTACTTTTAGTTGTTTTAGCACTAAGAGGCACGCTCAATCCTATTTTATAAACAATGTCTTTTGTAGGCTCCACATAAAAAGGAGAGCTTTCGTATTTCATAGCGTAGAAAAAGTTAGGAAAAGCTTTACCCTCGTCGGAAAAAACCATATTTGTAGCAACAAACATAATCCCCGGAAATTTTTCTGGTACTTCTACTCGGGTCTCTAACAAGTCTTTTGCAGTCATTGCAGTAGGAGCCACAAAGACACCTAGCTTTTTAAGAACGTTAGTATTTGCTTTGCTATCCCACGATCGCTCACCTGTAGCACGGGACATCTCTTTAAAATTTCTATCCAAGTTGGCAAGGGTCTGTTTTATTGTCTTGCCCCTGCCCTTTGTATATTTCTTGCGCCGCTTCACCGGAACTACAGCTTTGCTCTTACTAAAATACTTAAGAACTTTCTGCAAGTAGTGGTTTACTTTAGCTTTAATTGCAGCACCCATAGCTAACATAGTTTACCCCTTGTTTTTGTTTTTACGCTCACGCGTGCTAGTTTCAGATACAAGGTTACCTTTAGAATCCCTCTTAAAGGATCGGTTGCGGCTAGCTGTCTCTACTCTAGTACCATCAGAGTTCTTGCCACCCTTGTCCATTGCTTTCTTGTGGGCTACGTCCTTGCCGTCGCCCTTAGAAACTTTCCCCTCTCGCATTGCTTTACGCCTAGCTTTGTTGCGTTGAGCGCGTTTCTTTTTCTGCTCCTCGGTGCCTTGGTACTTAGCGTACTCGGCTTTGTAATCTCGTTTCTTAGCAACCATGACGGCTTCCTCTATGTTTAATGTAATGTTTTCTTGTAACTTTCGCTGCTTGTAATCTCAGCTAAACTGTTAGCAAATTCTAAGATAACTTTATTTTTAGGCATAAAGAGTTCATCGGGTATTGGAAAACTACTCGAACCAACAAGTTCCGCTAATTCAAATTCAAGGTTTGGGTAGGTTTCTGCCCAATGTTCAAAAACATCTATTGCCATTTGTTCGTCTTTGTAGTGCCCGTCTACATAGGTCTGGTCATCTATGTCTACCAATATAACGTAGTTGGTACTCATCATCGTTTCCTGTTGTGTTCGCAGCTAACAACCGGACAGTACGCACACAGAGGTCCGTCTTTGGCATTCCATACGTCTGTTGTAGTAGCTACTTCTATCTGTTCTAAAGCTTCGTCGAATGTGCCAATGTAAGATTTGTACATATCTACAGTATGCTCTTTAGTTACAAAACCGTTACACACAACAAACGATAACGCAGACTTAATCTTTTTTACTTCGGGGTAATTTATAAACACAGCCCCTGCAAGTAAGTCTAACTGCTTAGTGTCCGCATAGTTTGCGGTTTTGCTAGTCTTATAGTCGATGAGGTAAGCTTTGTCTTCGTTTATTATAAGTAGGTCTGCTATACCCCTGTACCAAACATCGCCCCCAAAAAATCTTGCGGGTTTAAAAGCTCCATCATCTTTGGATACTCCAAGCCTAATCTCGCAATGCTTGTCACCTTCTATGCTATTGAAAGCGTCTAGCGTACCTTGCAAAAATTTATACTCGCGCTCCAGCGGTTTTCCATCCCTTATATATTTTTCAGCAGCGCTATGCACTCTACTACCGTACGCAGTAGCTGCATTACCCCTGTCTTTTACGTCCTTAGCAACTTTTAAATGGTAATATTTTTTAGGGCATTGCTTAAATGTATTTACGCTACTATAAGACCAAGCTGTCATAGTAAACCCCTGTCTGTAAGTATTTCGTAGTTTGCTTTGTGAGCATCTTCAATCTCTTGTTTGCTTTGCCCCATGTAAGGTACGGCGAGGTGTTCGGTTACCAGTGCGGTGTTAATGGTTAGGTCGCCTGCTATCTTTATTACCCCCAAGAATCTTCCAAACTTACCTTTCTCTCTAGTTTCGAGCTTGTAGGTTCCTCCGACGTGGAGCGCGTCTTGGACAAACTTCTTTGCCAAGAGTCCGGCAGCTTTTTCCTGTTTATCTCGCGTGCGGCACTCGGGAGTATCCACACCATAAAGACGAATACGCTCACCGCAACGCCAAGTACCGAACCCAAGATCAATATCAACATCAATTGTGTCCCCATCCACGACTCTAGTTATGGTGCAGTTATATTCGTACATCTATGTTCCCTTTATTGTAGGCCGGTACGCCCCCACATCTCGATTAGTTGGATCGGTTAGCGAGTCGTTTCGCCCACCGTCGAACCGTTTCTTCGGGCCTTCGGTTAAAGTAAATGCGCGTGGGGCGCACTTTGTTACCCTACCACCGTTAGCTAAATATTTTTTAACATCCTGCGCTATCTTCTCTTGCTGTCTTTCTTTCTCGTCTTTGGTTGGCACATTTATCTTTGTCGTGGTCACTGATTAATACCTGTGTAGAAAACATGCTTGTGTATCTTGGTTGTAACTTCCCCAGTGTAAGCCCACTGTGGGAACACCTTTGTGCTATGGTAGTGAGTCGCTCCTGCTGTAATATCAGGTACGAACCCGCTCAAGTGCGCAATGTACAACGAATTAAACCATGCTTGTTTGTTCTTGGGATCGTCCGACTTGCCATCACAGTAAAAACTGAACTGGCATTTGTTTCTTACAGGGTTACCTTGCCAATAGTACCCTTGTTTAACCACGTCACACGCATTGTCTGGGTAACGTGGGTCCTCAATTCTGTTTCGTATTACTTGAGCAACTGCAACTTGTCCTGCACCGGGTTCGCCCCGAGCCTCAAAGTATACTGCGACTGCTATACACATAAGCGCAGGAGTAATCACTTGTACGCTTCCTGTGTTTCTAAGCAACGGATCGTTTTCGTCGCACGCATACGTGTTTCATTATCGAACTCATTCCACAAAGCTCTAAGTTTTTTGACGTTACGTTCATTACTTTTCTTATTGCGGTTAGGTCCGCGTCTGCTGCTCTCTATATCATAATACCCACAGTCTCGTACAAACATCATCATCACCTTTAGTCATATATA